GAGGTTTTGCGGCCAGCAACCGATGACGAGAATCGTTCGCGTGGAGGGAAGAAGGACCCCCCTGACTTTGACCGATTTGATGACAACTTTGCTATATCTGGCGATATCGCCTGATAAGTCTTCAATGTCCGTCCCGATGACTTTGACGCAGAAGTTGCTGGTAGTGATGCTGACTGAGTGAGTGGTAGAAGGCATGATTGAACGATTGAATTCTTAAGCTCATTGCTGGACTCGTAGGGCAGCGAGCCATCGAGATTTAGTATGAGCATAATATGCGTTTCAGTCAACAAAACACAAGGATGATCGGCAATTTGCCCGGCAAAGTCATCGACAAAGTGAACAACAAAATTGTTGTCACGTAAGATCTTGCCGATTTGATTTCGGTCGAATGTCCTAAAAAGTCTGGCACTTCTCGAGTCAAGCCTCAAAACGTCGCGTGCGAAACGAAATGCGCAGTCAAAAGGCATGTTGTAAACTCGGCGCTGGTTTGCAACATGCAGGCATGTGGACGCGAAAAAGTCGTAATCCGTGAGCGAAACGAGACAACGAAGCGCAACATCAACATCTTCATTTGACCAACCGTCATACATGGCCAGCAAAGCACAAGAGATAATCCGTTCATCAGAGTGCGACAACGTCACGGAACGTGACACGAAAGATTGGTGCAATTCAGCAATAGTCACATTCGGGTCTGCAAGTCTGGCAAAGTGACGGCAAAAAACGCGGATGGGGTCTGCAACAAAATGGTCTACCAACCAGAAACGACCCGCATGATACGGCAAAGTGTCAAATGCAACCTTGAACTTGACATTACGCGCTAGACGCAAAGGCTCCGGGAGCAATTCAATGCGACAATTCAAAAGAGCGTCGTCTCCCTTTTGTAAGTAGACGCACTTTGACAAATTGCGTTCGCTATACCTTCCCAAAATTGAGAAGGCGGTCATAACGCAATTAGCAAGAAGAGTGAAAGGGTCACCGGACGGTAAGGACCAAGCAATCTCGCCGCGAAACAAGTGAGGCTCTTGAGACTTGACACCATACCTGGAACGCATGGCAACGTAGAGGCTGATCGTTTCATCGTCAACACCGACCATAGAAAGGAACCAGGCAAAGCAAAGCACTTGAACCGCGTCGTGTGAACTATCCTGACGTGAGAGGTCGATCTGCGTGTTGCACTTCTCGAAGTCGGGTGCAAGGGAGCGCAACTTCCGCGCGAGCTCATTGTCAGAGTAGCCGATGTCAAAAATGACACCTTCACGAAGAATTTTGCCAGCGCGCGCGAACGCAATCGATTGGGATGCTGCCATACGAAGAGCGTAGCCGAGTTCGTGAGAAACGATCTGTTGTCCGTAATTGACGCCCGCAGCGAAACCAGCAGCGGGTTTGACCTTGACCTGCGTCTTCAAGAAAGAAGAGAAGGTTACACTGCGACTGGTTTCACCAAAGAACTCCTCGGCACGTTGGAAAATCGCAGGAGAGCGTCGAGAAAACCAATATTTCGCAAAGTCACCTTCAAGATTGAGGGTGGCATCTTTGGAGAGAAAGGTTCGGGAAAAGCGTTCCACCAAGATCGAAGCATTCGTCGCATCATTGATTGAAATACCAAAAGGGTGCACGGGTTCCAGATTTCGCAACGCAAAATTGCGCAGAGATTCGAACTGCGAGCTAGAAACCTGCACATCGCCCATCTTGTATCCTTCGTAAAAATTGGATAACACGTCAGTGCGCATCACAAGCGGGCCTATCTCACCGACCTTGCGGAGGCGGACAGGTCGACCAATCTGAAATGGTATGAGCTCACCCGCTTCCTTGGCCGTTGAAAAATTCGTTTTGGAAAAAATCAATGACTGGAGTTCAGCAGCCAGGACCGGCATCACAGACGCATGACGTTCCTGAAGATGTGTGTCACTAACAATGTTGCGAGTAACCAAGCTGTCAGAGACATCAAGATAACCGAAAGAGGACAAGGTTGTCCTCGAACGCATCTCATCCGACATGACTTGCGGTGTGACGAGTTCATCCAGACAAAACGGTTTAATGTCGCGTGCGGCAAGTGCGCCAACATAGGGAATGTGATCCCAGTCGCCACCACCAACAAAAGCATCCCTGAGAACATGATCGCCAAAAACGAATGTGACGGTGGTTGCGCGCGTCAAAGCCACGATGCGGGCGCCAGGACGATTGAAATACCACATAGCTTGAGCATTTGACACGTCACCGGCAAGAACAACGCTGGCAGCACGCATACCCTGAGAACTACCGATTGTGATTGCATCTTGCCCACGGAAACTAAGCGCCTGATGCAGATGTGCCTTAAGATACATGTCAGCAAGTGGGAATGCACCAGCGCAGTCGGCACGTGGTACAAACACAATTGACCGCGGCCTGGGGGAACGTGTTTGAGCGAAGGCGCGGAAAGCGTCAAACGGCAAAAGGCTGTGATAAATCGAGAACGCGTCATGAGGCACTGCATTGGCAACCGGCATGTGAAATCTACGCGAGACGAAAAGCTCATGAGTCACGTGAGGAAGACCGTCTTCGCTAACACGTTGCGTATGGTCGCCAAGTAAGATAAGCTTTGCGTTAAACCAATGTGCGATACAGCTCCAAGCCACCAAAGTCTGCATGTCCATCGCAAAAGCTTCATCAACAACGACGTATTGATATCTATACGTATAGCGTGGTACGCAATGTTGCGTGACCACGGTAAAACGCTGGTCAGCTAGTTGTCGCCATTCCGCAGCCAAAGCGTTGGACGGCACGACGACGAGAACTTGCTGCATGTCACGTTGAACAAAATACTGCCGAAGCAAAGTTGATTTAGCAGAAGAAGCCACACCAGACAATACGAGCTGAGGCCAACGAGCAGGACCCCGGACCAACCGCGATTCAAAGAAATTGCGCAAATGCCTGTCAAGGTCGTTATCACCGCGCGGCACATTAAAGGAGCCTGGACGAGGCATAACACGCGTCACAGTGGGATACAGAGCGATGTCGAGCAGCTGAAACAAACCACGATCAGGGAGGCAAGTCAAGAAACGGCCACCGCCCAGATCGTGCGCGGCGCGGAACGCCCCCTCATTTGCAAATTGATCGAAAAATGCATCGGCACCTCTAGTCCGAGCGGCCGGAGGCGGCCAACAATCACCCTCAAAATTGAGAGGAACATCGGTGATAAGGTGATCAGGGACATTGACGTTCAGCAGAGAGCAGGCAGGTGCGGCATCCACATTAAAAAAGGGGGGACGCACACCAGCATAAACAGGGATGTCAAGTGGCGGTATGGCGGCAGGCGGTGGTGTAGCGGCGCGGGACGGTGCGTTGGATAAAACCTCGATAGTGCGAACGTCAGAAACAACAGAACGAATACTCGCTTGATCGACTTCGCGTTCGACCTGAGCAAAAGCTTGAGCGTGATCGGCAGCTTGGGCAGGCCGCACAACAGGTGCAATACCAAAATCAACGTACTCCAGTTCATCCTCCAACTCTGCGAGGGCAACTCGTGCCGCATCGTCACGTTGAACCCCGTGGGATGGGAAATTGAAATTGAAGAACGGAGCGACCGGAATGGGTGGTTGATCAGAATCGTCGATTTCAATGTAACGGAGAATCAAGGCAGTTTCGCGTTCAAGATCACGCGGTGGCGGTGGCGCAATAAACCAAATCGAAATCATCGAGAACGTGACGTTCAGCGAGCACTTCGATATCTTCGCGATCACGCCCCCACGGCGTCGGCACAACTTGGGGTGCAAAATGCGGCGTGAGATTGATGACGGGCGGTGGGTCGCAAACATGGGCGAGAGTTTCAACAACATTGTTGAGAGCGTCAGAGGCAGCATGAACGACAGTGGCACCCAGATTTGCAGCGACAGGACCAGCAACACCAACGAGTCGGCGCGCACCATGAGCGGCAACCTTCGCAGTTGCGACCGTGAACTTGGCGCACAATTCCGCGGGCAACGGTCGTAAATTGGCAGTGCTGATGTCCCATCGATGGCGCGGGACATAAGGATCATAGTCCGTATCACCATCCGCATGTGTCATGAAAAGGAAATCGTAAAGCTTGGCACGAGCCCGTTTGTCCAGTGGTCCGTATTTGCGGTTAATTTGACCGGAAAAAACGTCGGCCACATACTGATACGCGCGTTGGGTGAAATTGCCTTGGCGTGCGCGGCGTTCACGTTCAAACGTAACCAATTGACGCATGCAATTATCGTAGTCAAAACTGGCACGCGAATGATGGATGAGTGCGTGTGCCACAAGGCTGTAAAACTGCGTCGTGTCAACGTCCCAACGTTCTTCGATCACCTGTTCACCAATTCGTACTTCACCAAGAAGACCGCGAAGTTTCTGCGCCATGATCTGAAACGTCAAATCCTCATACCGCAAAGTTGCGGCAAAAGAAACCAAGGCCCGCCAACGGCGCATAGGCACAGTGAAAAAATGGTCATTATCGGTGCGTGCGAATGAAGAGCGCAATGTCGGCAACAAGAGGAAAGGTTCACCAAGACACCATGAAGTGGGTGTGGCCTCTTGGAAACCGGGAGAAACGTTGACCTCGAGAAGAAAGCATGAGCCGACGTGAGAAAGCTCCTCAACCTGAACATGATACCCGGGCAAAATTGCACGGGGCATCAGCCATGTGAGGAGTTTCGACATATCATGGGCGTAACCAGCAGAAAGACCACCACCGAAAGTGACCTGCACATTACCATCGATAACTTGATAATGCATGTCCAGGCAGTCATCGTAGTACTCGTCAAGACGTCGATCCAACAAAGGGATTGGCAGATGCATCGCGACGTATGCAGTGTGAGAACCGCGCGAAGCCATGGCGGAGACAAAATCAGAGAAGGCTATGTCATGCGTCGAGAACATCGCAACGAACACAGGCACTTTGTCAAAACCATGACGACAATCCTCCAGCTTGGACGGGCAGCGGACAACGTTCGCGAAATCGCGAACGACCTGCGATGGAGAAAGATCATGTCGAAAATAGTCGCGACCGGAGAGAATGGGCGCGACGTTGTGAACGACATCATTGATGCGTGAGACTTGGACGGGGGACAGACCGACACCGAAAACGGGTGCACAATCGCGAGCCAACTTTGCTGAAATAAGTGCATGCATCGCAAAGCGTGCCGAGGCAGCAGCGCCATGCGGGTGAGTGAAGCGTGCACGAGTGACAGCCAAAGCAGGGAAGGCTTCACCAAATTGTCGGAAAACAGATTCAGAGACATTGCTTGGCAGGTGCAAGTAAGGAGCGTCCTCAAAATTGAGGTTGCGTTCCGCAATTGCTACGGCAGAATTGGCAATGGCACCGTTAACGCGCCCTTGCTCTTCAACGCGCAAGAGCTTCTGCGCCGTAATGTGCCAGGATGTCAAACCAATGCGGTCACGACCGCGCGGAACCATCGGTGCGTTGAGCGCAACACGCAGAGCAGCGTCTTCGAAAACCACATCGTCAATGTGGTCGATGACTTTAGGAGATGCGATGTACTTAGTGCGATTATCATGTCGATCGTCGTGGTGCTGATTCAGCACGAAGAAAATACGAAGCAACGAATGCGCCCAAAGAGCACCACTCGCGATGTGCGCGGCAATGTTGCCGAGTTCAAACGCCAAGCCCGTTGCCTGATTTGCCAACGACGGCAGCACACGTGACAAGTATTCAAAGACCGATGCAAGTTCCGGGTGAAAAGGCAACCAATCTGGCAATAAGGAGAAATCAATTGACCAAGGCGGATGCGAAACGTCAACAGGCGGTGAACCAATCGGAAGCGGATCGAGTGACAAAGCGTGGACGGGTCGTTCAGGTATTTCGGCCGCAACATGCTTGACGAGAGCGGCAGCGCCAGCACGCAAACCTTCAGCCGACAGAGCAAGTGCACCTATAGGGTCCGCAGCAATGCTTGTAATGTAAGCGCGTTCAGATTCATGGCCAACTAGAAAGATTTGACCGGGCTCACATTCACGCAGCGTCTTGACGAAATCGTCGAGACCAGTGAACGGGCAAGAATCACGCGCGTGTCTCGGGAGGCCTTTCTGGAAACAGGGGCAATCGGATCGAGTTTTCCGAGAACACGCGACAACGTGGAAGTCAAGATCCGCCTGGCGTGACCAGAACACCAAGTAGTCTGAAAGACTTTCGTCACACATATTAACGAAATAGACAATGCGTTCGACGAGTTCAGTGGTGGTCATCTCCCAATCAGACGGCTCCTTTATCGTCGGCAAAGCTTTCCAGCAGTCACCGGGTCCACCAACGCGACGCGCAGGTGGGGCATTGATCGTGACACCATTAGCGCGGATGATCTCATTGAAAAGCACGTCGAAATCGACAGCTTTAATATCCGGGTATGCGAGATCAGGGGCGCTGCGCTTGGCATAAAAAAGGAGTGCGCGTCTCTCGCGTGCGTTGCGAGTCGTGTAAGTGATGGTGACAGTTTCGAGAGGGCCGAGAGAAAAGGGTTCAACCGAGATCCGCTCGAATTGATAACCAACGAAAGCCAAGAATTCACAAGAAGCAAGGGCATGCAGATCAAAGTCAAACGTGGGTGCAACAAAAGATTCGACGTCGGAAAAATGAGTCGAGCATTCAACATTGAATGGTTTTGTGTCGAGAAAATTGCTGCATGCGAAAAATTGAAGCGCAAGAAAACCCGGGTCAAGATTGACACCACGAAGAGCGTCGGTCACGGTGAGCAGCTGCGTTGTAGACGCCTCAGCAAACCAAAGGATCTGCGCTAGTTCACGTTCTGGAGTCCAGGAATGCCATTCAGAAGAAGGTTGAAGAGCGGCAAAGTTGCGCGCTGCATCAAGTTGACAGGTTTGAAGAATCGCTGCCGGCGAGAGCCGTGCTTCCGAACGATGGGAAGCGGTTCCGAGAGCAATGCCACAAGCCCGCCTGAGTTCAATCAGGGCGTGTGCGAAATCAATGTTAGAATGGACAGAAGCGCGGCCGAAACGTTGGGAGAGATCCCAATGCAACGCAGTTGCAAGAGACCACCGAATGTCGACAGCTCGTTTCTCTTCAGCGTCTTCCAGCTGCGGAACGAGTGCCAACAATTCAGCACGTTGATGGCGGTGGCGGTCATAAGCGCTTTGTCCATGGTACTTGATCGCTTGATAGGCATTATGCCAGCCCATGAACTCGGGCGGGATAGAGAAAGAAGCGTAATCAGAAATGGTGGAAATGTCGGGGTTACGATTCAAAATTTATTGACCACTCCTTAGAGTGGTATGAAA